TAGATCATTGGGCGCATAGTTTCTCCGTATGGATAGGACTATTCGGCTGCCTTCTTCTACAGTTACAATGTAGGGCAATTTTATTCCTGTTGGTTCACCCTCTGGACCCATCTCTTCAAAGCCTTCTAGGTCTAGATTTACGTGACACTCCAACAGTGTGTATACAGGTTCCTGTTTACCTGTCTTCTTTGTTCCGTCTAATTCTTTTTCTTTTTTATCAAGATCATTCTTTTCAACATGTCCTGGTGGTCCTAATTCCACATCTCTGTAAAAACCATTCACCTGTTGTTTTCTTAACTCGTTCTCTGAAATTTTTATCGTATGTATGACAGACTCCGCATCTTCAATACTTGTTGCAGTGTATGGCACAACCAATTCATCTGCTGGCACAAACTTTGATACTGCTCTACCCATTGGCACATCGTAGTAAACTTTTTTAAATGTGGAACCTGCAAGTGGTAAATGAAATAACATTGAATCAAACTCTGCCTCGTATTCTTTCATCTGATCCATAATCAGATAATTCATGAAATCTTTTACACGTGTTGCCTGTTGTTCAGTCTGTGGATTCTTGACACCCACAACCTGTGTTCTCACAGGTCCATCTGCTGGTAATAATTCTTTGTATGCTTGCGCTTGAAACTGTGTGACCGCCTCTGCAAGAACTGGGTGTGTTGCACCACTAGCTCCTTGAAATGGTTCTGTTCTATTCTCGTATTTAAAACCAAGAAGATCTAATCCTGTAATGTAGGATTGCTCCCACTCTTTTCTGGACGCCTTGTAGTCCATATAATTCTGTGTCATCTCAGAACCTATGGGTTCTAAAACATCATCTGGTAAAAGTTCTGCTAGGTTGTCAAAGTGTGATTCTGTTCCTGGTACGTTGATTGCACCTGGTTCGTAATCTAAAGTTACTCCACCATCCTCTTCTGGTATAACCTCGATCGGTCCTTTTTCTTCTACTGGTTCCTGAACGGCAACTTCTTGAATCTCCTCTTCTGAGGGGATCTCGAGTTTGTTTCTAGTGTTCGGGAGTCCTTTGTCTATTTCTGCCATTTAATACTCCTATATGTTTCTAACACGTTTTAACAGAGCTGGCAACCCTTGTGGATTAGGTCCTGATTCTGGTGGTGGCCCTGAGTCTTCACCAGCTAATTTTGCAATACCACCGCCTGCAAAGAAAACTCCTGGTTGTTCATATTGTAAATTCTCAAAATCTCCTGCTGTTATTGGATCATCAATTGTAAGATTTCTAAAGTCTTTATTGTATCTATATAATTCTTGTCCAGACATATCTTTTAAATACCTAGCTTCTTTTTCACGTTCAGATTCTAGTGGTCTAAGTCTATCAGGACCAAAAGGTATTATTCTACTTTGTAATAAATTTTTAGCCCCCTGTGTTAAAGAATCAAAAGCCTGATAAAAATTTTCTCCTATATTACCAGCCGCAGTATCCACCTGTCTGCTTTGTGTTGGATAAGCTTTAATTTTTTCTCTTTTTAATTTTTCTAAAGCAACATCTTGCATGTCATAAAAAGGTTTTTCAAATTTTTCTTGTGTTATTTTATCTCTTCCTTGAACCATTGTAAGAGGTGATCCACCCGTTATTCTATCAGAAATGTCATTTTGTAATCTTTCAAACTCGGGTTTGATTCTTTCTAAATATTTATTAAAATCTGCTCTAAGCTTTTCGGCTGTTTTTAAATCTTGATTTTCAAGAGCAGTGGCTATTTGAGCATCTACATTTTTAGAGTTTTGTTGATAATTTTTATTTAAGACATTGAGTTGATAGGCAGAATCAAAAGAATTTGAATCTATCCCCATGGACTCTGCCACCTTTTCTAATTCTTCCATGTAAGCTTTATTATCATAAAGTCCTATTGTTCCACTTTCTAATGCACCAGCTGCAGCCTCTTTTTCAGATTGTCCTTTTGACATTCTATTTATTTTATCAAATTGATAAAATAAAACTTCTGGTAATATAAAACCACTAGTACCGCTAACCAACTTTCTAGTAGCTGGACTTAATCTTTTAAACATTGAACCCACATCCAAAGCACCTAATGTTACAGCTCCACTTCCTGGTGGTGGTTTTAGTCTATTTAAAAATTCTTTTTGTTTTAAATCGTATTTTTTAATTGCATTAAGTTGTTCTTTTCTAAATTTTGTTGCTTTTAATTTTTCAACATTGAAACCTTTTGTAGCAGTATCATACATTTCTTGAGCCGCTAAACTTTTATCTTTAGCATATCTGTTTGCATTTCCAAAAGGAACTCTTTCTGATTTATCTACAAATTTAAATTTGCCACCATCAAAATTTAAACCATAATCTCCCATATAATTATTACTAACTTTATTAAAATCACTAAGAAGAGTTTCCATTTGTGATTTTATAATAGGCTTCCTACTTAAAGGTGCATTTTCATATTTTTGAATTAACTTAATCATTGGCTTATCAAAAGCATTAAATTTAGCTGTATTAAATTCACTATTACTAAATTGACCTTGCAGTAAATAATCTCTTGGAAAATAAGTCCAAGTTTTTCCAAATTTTTTTGCAACTTTGTGTTCAAAAATTACGTTACCAAAAAGATCATTAAAACCTTTTTCACCAAGAATTTTGTCCATTTGATCAACCCAAGCTTTTGCTGATGCTTGTCCTGATTCTACTTTTTTCCAACCATTAACAACTTTTTTTATTTCATTAGGTTTTAATTGGTAAATTGTTCCAAAGGCATCTGGATTTGTTTCTAACCCTCTAATTATATTACTCATATAATTAGCGTTCATATTTAAAGCAGAATACATGGATATAGCTTTGGCAGATATTCCGTTATTTTCTAAACTTGTTCTAAAAATACCTCTACCTAACAGACCAGGATCTTCAGTTGTTCCAGGTAATATGTCAAAGTTATTTAAATATTTAAACTTTCCTTTTAATTTTAATTCTAATGCTTCTTCAACTGTTGCGGTAAAAACTCCTTTTTCACTCATCATGTTTTTCATATTTAAAAATTCTTTTTCAATTAAATTAAAAGAATTTGTTAAATTTTTAACAACTTGAGGATTGTTTTGAACCATAGCAGCTTTAAATATTTCAGCTTCTGAATAACCAGGTAAAAAAGTAAAATAATTTCTGTCTGTTCCGTACGATGTAATTTTATTTTTAGAATTATTTAAAACATTTAAAGTGATTTTTTTTCTTTCTTTTTGTTGACCACCACCTAAACTAGCTTCCGAAAATAAAGATGCTTTCGATAAATCTTTTACTTTAAATTTTGTTTTAAAAGCATTAATAAATTTATTTGGATCTGTGTATTTTTTTGAATTAGTTGCAATCCAATTTAATTGTTTAAATCTGTCGGAAGACATTTTTTTGCTCCCAACATTAACGGTATCAATATTTATTTTATTTTGTTTAACATCTGATTTTATTTGACTAAAACGATCACTTAAATTTTTACTATCAAACCATTTTTTTATTTCTAATTCTGATTTTTTATTTAAGTCAGGAATATCAAAATCGTCTCGTTGATTTAAATAATTTTTAAAAGTAGACAGTTGGTCTTCATCTAAAGCTGCTCTTACAAAAGTTGTTCTATCTGTACCTTTTATATTTTTTACAGATTTAACTTTAGCATACCCAGGTCTAGATCCATCAGCACTTGGTTGCACTAACATACCACCACCTGCTTTTTCTGTTCTTGGGTTATCTCTGTTAAATCTATTGATAGCTTCTATCTCTTCAACGTTTTGTGTTTTTGGTGGGATAGGTGCTTTGCTTGCAGGAAAGACATCAGGAAGATCTGGATTAGCTTTCTTTGCTCGAGTCAGATACTTCATCATCTGCGCATACTTTAACGGGTTCATTACTCTCCTAACATTCTAGCGATACCACCACCTGCTTTTTTGATTGGTGGTGCTTCTCTGACTTCATCTATGATTTCTTTTATGCCCTCACCCTCATAAAAATCAGGTTCATTGTAATCATCCTTATAAATCCTTTGTGTAACTTCTTTACCCTCTGTGTATTCGTCTGGTTCTTTAACAGCTTTTCCAGTTTTTTCATCGACATTAACATCACCTTTTCTATATTCTAAAACAATATCCTCATTGACCATATCATTTTCTGGTTTTATTTTTTTGATTTGTATATTTCCAGTGGATAAATCCTCTGTTAACTGTAACTCCGACTTACCATCTTTAGATACCATTCTGTGAATCTCAACTCTGTCTTGATATGTGACTTTATCAGGCTTTCCAAATTTTTTAATAGTCTCTGCAAGTTCAAAGAAATATGGTGGTGGTGTGCTGGATTGTTTTATAATTTCTTTTGCAACAGGTGTGGATTTGCTCGCAACTTTTGCGCCTCTAAAAAATTTACCAACAAAAGGCAGTGCTGCAAGACCGCCAGCTATTTTTAAAAACGTTCTTCTGTCCATGCCATTTTTTAAACCGATACGTCCGCCATCTGCAAAACTTTTTTTGAATTTAATGTTAAATTGAGGTTCACCTGATTCTAGATTATACATGATCTTACCACCAATACCCTCGCCCTCTTTATTAAAACCTAGTCCAATATTTCTATTTTTAAAA